CAGTCTATGGCCCTTAAGCTGATTGCTGATAGGGTATTACCTAATAACGCCTTTGCTCATAGTGCTAAAGGTAATAACGCTGTTCAGATCAATATCAGTGGTCTAACTGTTGATGTGAACAATTCTTGTTCTGACATACAAGAAAAAGAAGTCACAGAACCTGACGAAGTAGTGGATGAGCAGTAATGGCTAACCTCGACCTCAAGCTACTTCCGTGGCAACAGGAGGTGATGCACGACACTTCTAGATTCAAGGTTATTGCCGCTGGCCGTAGAACAGGTAAGTCATACCTAGCCGCTATATCCTTAATCCTAAAAGCTCTAGATGACAAAGAGGGCAAGACCTTCTATGTAGCACCTACACAGGGGCAGGCTAGAGATGTGATGTGGCACACCATCTTTGATATTGCCAGTGACATCATAGAAAGATCTCATGTGAATAACCTAGAAATCACCTTAGCTGGTGGTAACACTATCTTCCTAAAGGGTGCTGATAGACCTGATACCTTAAGAGGGGTCAGCCTTAAACACTTGGTATTGGACGAATATGCATTTATGAAGCCAGATGTCTGGGAGGCCATCCTAAGACCTGCCTTGGCTGACAAAAAAGGCTCTATGCTAGCTATCGGAACCCCCGAAGGTCGTAACCACTTCTACGATATGTACATCGGAGCTAGAGAATGGAGCGATTGGGGACACTTTCACTACACCAGTTTCGATAACCCCCTAGTCGATAAAGCGGAAATAGAACACGCAAGACAAACACTACCCGCCTTTGCCTTCCAACAAGAATTCATGGCTAGCTTTGATGCCAGAACATCAGGTAATTTCAATCCTGATAACTTTAAATACTATGAAGATAAGCCACCAACAGGCCAACACTATATTGCTATTGACCTAGCTGGCTTTAAACAGACCGGACAACGTAGAGCTAAGAAACGTGACAACTCCGCTATCGCCTGCGTAAACGTCTGTAATGACGGTAACTGGTTCGTAGAAGAAATAGACTACGGACAGTGGAGCCTTGAGGAGACTGTACAGCGCATTTTCAGGGCTGTTGAGAAGTACCGCCCCTACCGTATAGGGGTGGAGCGTGGAATCGCTCAGCAGGCCGTTATGAGCCCCTTGCAGGATGTGATGCGTAGAACATCCAGAATGTTCCACATGGAACTTTTAACGCACGGTAACCAGAACAAAGAGAACCGAATACTGTGGGCCTTGGCTGGGCGCTTTGAAAATGGTCTAATCCACCTTAAAAAAGGGGATTGGAATGATGCCTTTGTTGATGAGGCGGCTAATTTCCCTTCTAGGCTAGTACATGATGACTTATTAGATGCGCTTTCATATATAGATCAGATAGCACAGGTTGCTTATCTTGATGGTATTGAGCTGGCAGATGACTTTGAGCCTATTGATGCTGTGGCGGGGTTCTGATGAAACAGTGTACTCGCTGTGGCGAAACTAAACCGTTGGCCGAGTATTACGCTCATCCAAAAACAAGAGATGGGCATTTAGGCAAGTGCAAAGCCTGTTGTAAAGCGTATGCCTCCGTGCAAAACAAAGAGAAACGCAAGTATGGCGACCTAGAGACTTATAAGCGCATGAGGGCAGATCAAGCCATAGGTAAATACGAGTCAAACAAAAGACGCAGGCGCAGAAAGCTGGCTTATTACGCAGAAAAATCCGCGTTTCGGAACGCCGCAAAGATACAGGCCACTCCTCCTTGGTTGACTGATGACCAGAAGTGGATGATTTCGGAGATATATGAATTGAGAATGCAGAGGCAGGAAATAACTGGGGTCGAACATCACGTTGACCACATTGTACCTTTGCTTGGAAAGGAGGCGCGAGGGCTTCATGTCCCGTGGAATCTGCGCGTTGTTACCGCAGAGATAAACCTCCGCAAATCAAACAAGGTTGAATGCTGATGGCTAAGCTGGAAGACAAAGAGCTAGACTATATTGGCGTTGACGCGGGGCTGGCCGAGTGGATGGAAGGCGTCTTGCAGGAGTGGCGGTGGCACTATGAAGCTAATTACGCCGACAAACATCAGGAATTCTACCGGCTCTGGAGAGGGATTTACGCCGAACAGGACAAGACTCGCCAATCTGAGCGTTCTAAGATTATTGCGCCAGCACTACAGCAGGCTGTGGAGTCCGCTGTAGCTGAGATTGAGACGGCATCCTTCTCTCAAGGCTTCATGTTTGACATTGAAGATCATGACCAGACACAACCAACGCCCCCTCAAGGCCAACAGCCTCAGATGCAGACCCCAGATGCTTTGCAGGGGGCGGCGGTTGCTCCATCAGATGCCCCTATTATCCGTGATCAACTTCATAAAGACATGGATAGGGCTAATTACAGGGCCGCAATAGGCGAGATCCTTATCAATTCTGCTGTTTTTGGCACAGGAATTGGTGAGTTGATGATTGAAGATTCAACAGAGTACATTCCTGCTACTCAACCTCTTAATGAAGCTAGTGGGGCGTCTCTGGTTGAGTACGGCGTAGAGGAAAAAACCCGTCCTATTATTAAGCTAAACCCTGTTCAGCCTAAAAACCTACTGATTGACCCCAATGCAACGTGTGTATCTAGTGCAATGGGTCTCTGTGTAGAGGAGTTTGTGGGGCTACATGCTATTGAGCGGCTTCAAGAGCAAGGGGTCTACCGCAGTATAGACATTGGCACAGACCCATCACGCGATGAGATTGATGCTGACCCTGAAAATGTTGTTCAGCCCCATCATAAAGTAAGAGTTCAGCGGTACTACGGGTTAGTGCCTACTGACTTACTTAAAGATGAAGGCGTTGACTCTGAATTGCTGGAAGATGGCAAGTACACAGAGGCCGTTGTTGTTGTTGGCAATGGCAAGATCCTCAAAGCTCAATCAAATCCCTATATGTGCAAGGATCGGCCTATTTGCGCCTTTCCTTGGGACGTAGTACCCAGCCGTTTCTGGGGTCGTGGGGTATGTGAGAAGGGCTATATGTCTCAGAAGGCTTTAGACGCTGAAATGAGAGCGCGCATTGACGCACTAGCCTTGACTACACACCCAATGATGGCGGTGGACGCAACCAGAATCCCAAGAGGGGACAAGTTTGAGGTCAAACCGGGGAAGATGCTGTTGACCAACGGCGCTCCTCAAGAGGCAATCATGCCATTTAAGTTTGGTCAGGTAGATCAGATCAGTTTTAACCAAGCCCAGAACCTACAGCTAATGGTTCAGCAGGCTACAGGGGCAATGGACTCCGCTGAGATGGCCAAGGGGCCGTCATCAGACACTACTGCCGCTGGTATTAGCATGAGCATGGGCGCTGTTATGAAGCGTCAACGCCGAACACTGGTCAACTTCCAAGAATCCTTTTTTAAGCCTCTAATCAAGAAGACTGCTTGGCGTTACATGCAGTTTGATCCAGAGAAATACCCATCAAAGGACTATCACTTCTCTGTTGTCAGCTCATTGGGCGTAATTGCTAGGGAGTATGAGGTAGGTCAGCTAGCTCAGATTCTTCAGGTAGTCCCACCAGAAGCTCCGCTACACAATATGTTGATTAAGGCCATCATTGAACACATGAACGTCACTAGCAAAGAGAAGCTATTGGCGCAGATTGATCAAATGAACCAGCCCAACCCACAGGCTCAAGCCATGCAGGAGCAACAGGCTCAACTGGCGGCGGCATTGCAACAAGCTCAATCAGCAGTACTTAATGCACAGGCCGCTGAAGCTCAATCGCGGGCTATGAAGTATCAGATGGAAACTCAGATCATGCCGCGTGAGGCATTGCTTAAGTACACTGATGTCGACAAGGACGGCAAGGTTGATGATGACTTTGAGAAGAAGATTCGCCTAGCTCAGATGCTTATGGAGGAAGAGAAGTTCAACCTTGAAGCAGAAGAACGCCGTGCGGCTATGCAAAACGCAGAATCAGAGCAAAACGCGCTACGTCAAATGCTGGGACAGCAAGCCCCACAACCTAATGGAGAGCCTCCAATTCAATGAATGCCCCTGTTAAACCTCAAGGGCTTGGCCTAGCTTCTATTATTGCGGTAATACGCAAGGAGATTGAGCAGGCTAAAACTGAGGGGCCACAGGGAGCAGATGGCAAAGAGGGCGCTAAAGGTGAGCGCGGTGCAAAAGGTGACACTGGCCCTCAAGGAAAGGTTGGCCCTAAAGGTGGGAACGGCAAGCAAGGCAAGGCCGGTAAGGATGGTAAAGACGGCAAGGATGGTGAGGACGGCGTTGGCATAAAAGAAATTCATCAGGATGGCGATGACACCATTGTTATCACAATGACTGATGGTGAGGTCTATGAGCTTGAAATGCCAAAGGGTGAAGGCACGGAGGTTCGCTATCACTCTTCAGGTGGCGGCGGCTCTAGTGGCACTGTTGATCTAGCCCCTTATGTATTGCGCCCAACTTCTAGGATGTCAGGCTGGCTGGCTTATCGTGAAGACGGTAGTAAGGGCGAGTGGACGCCTATAACTACTGACCTTGTTTCGGTCAATCCCAACCAATTTAGAGATGCTAAGGGCAGATTTGCCCCAACACCTAAAGAGCTTGAAGGCATTGATAACCAGCGCGATGTTAATGAATTCTTGTATGGGAAGATACAAGAGGTAGGCGGCGAGCATGAAGACTTTGCTACTCAGGAATCTTTGGCTAATGAAGCGGAGATGCGCCGTACAAAGGATGATCTTCTTCAAGACCAGATCAACAGCAATCAAAGCCAGATAGATCAAATACAAGAGAAAGGCTACGACGATACAGAGCTTAGAAAAGAAATTGCTGACGAGGCTGTAGCAAGAGAAAAAGCGATTGAGGCTGAGAAGTGGGAGCGGTCTTTAGCTGACATTGGTTTGCGTGATGCGCTACAGAATGAGATTGACATACTCAAGCAATATTCGTTTAGCGAGCTAGATGACAAGATCAACATTGAGAGCGAGACTCGCCGCGTTGCTGACCAAGGATTGCAAGCTGAGATTACTTCACTTGCCATTACCTTGTCAGAAGAATCAAATCAAAGAAAAAGTACTGATACTGAGTTACAGGGTCAGATAGATTCTCTTGAAGCATACGACGATACAGAGATTAAGGAAGGGCTTTCTGCTGAGATTACTGCTAGGGAAGAAGGTGATACCAACTTACAGAGCCAGATAGATGCTATCTCTGAAAAAGGCTATGACGATACCGAGATCAGAGAAGGGCTTGCCAAAGAGTCTGAAGACAGGAAAGAAGCAGATCTGGCCCTTGCCAAGCAAGTACAGGATGAAAAGACTGAGAGATCACTAGCCGACATTGGTTTGAGAGACAGCCTACAGGCTAACATTGATGCCATTGAGATCCCCAGCTTAGATGGTTACGCCACGGAAGAATATGTAGACGGGGCAATCGACGCCATTGAGTTCCCTGAGACAGACTTATCAGAATACGCAAAGGCTGAGTATGTTGATGCTGGTGACGCAAACCTACAGACTCAGATAGATAACATAGAAATCCCCAGTATTGATGGTTTAGCTACAGAGGAGTGGGTCACTGGAGAGATTGAAGCAATAGAATTTCCTGAGACAGACTTAACTGACTACTACACCAAGGGCGAGGTTGATAAGTCTCAGCAAGACCAAGATGCCTTAATAGCTGAGAACACAAAATCCATTGGGGATGAGGCTCAAGCCCGATCCGAAGCTGATGCGGCCCTTGACGCAAAGATTGATGCAATCGAAATACCCAGCCTTGAGGGTTATGCCACCGAAGAGTACGTTGATGACGCAGTAGGGGCAATAGAATTTCCTGAGACTGATCTCACTGCCTACGCAAAAACGGAGTACGTTGACGCAGGCGATAGCAACCTACAAGAGCAAATCGACGGGATTGAAATACCCAGCCTTGATGGGTACGCCACAGAAGGATGGGTATCTGACCAGATAGACGCCATCCCCGAAACAGACCTTTCTAATTACTACACTAAGACTGAGGTTGATGAGTCTCAAAGCACTCAGGATGACAGGATTACTGTTAACGAGGGCGGGATAGCTTCAAATGCTCAGTCTATTGAGATAGAGGCAGAGGTTAGGGAGCAGGAGGATAATCACCTACAGGCAGAAATAGATCAGATAGCACTGGCGCTTGAGGCGCTACTGGTTCAAAGGGAAGCGGGCCAGTGGAAGTACATTGGCTTTTCTGGTGACAACATCCCCCGAAATCCCGGCGAGTTTTCTCTTCTATCTGATGATATCTCATCCTCTGAGAATAACATCACAATCAACCAGACTGACCTTGGTGATAAGTTTCATGGGTTTGCTGGTGTAGCTGTAGGCGATTATGTAGAGATTGTTGACCTTGATAAGCCAGATGAGTACGCCCTGTTTATTGTAGACAGTGAGCCTAATGGTACTGGCATTGTCTCAATGAACCTGAAGCTCAAGGACAAGGG